ATTTTATTAAGCGAGTTAGGAACTGAGTCTATAAGTTTAGGTGCTTTGACTCCAGTATTAGATAGTTCAACTGTATCTATTCTGTCTAAATACCAAATCTTAAATACAGACTTTTGACTGTCCTTATGCTCTCTAACTTTTAAATAATCTAAATAATATTTACCTGAACTTGCTCTTGAGTAATTCCAATCAATAATATTCTCAGGAGTATAAATATTGATATAAGGTCTAATCTCTTGTTGTAATTCTTCTGCTCTTGTTCTTGCATTAGAGTTTGGCTTATCAATAATTAACCAACAATGTCCATAAACAGAAGCATAAGTTTGCATCTCTCTTAGTAATGAATCATAGCTTCTACCTTCTAAGTCAGCATCATCTAAGAACATAGGAATAGTTTGATCGTCCTCTAAGCTACCTAATTCTCTGACTGGTTTAATTCTAAATAAAAATGATGAGTAAATACTAACTACATTACGACAATGATTATCTAATGGAGTATATTCTAATCTTCTCTCATATTCGTTTGGTATTTCTAATTGGTAGGACTGTAAATATTTGCCTTCTTTGTATTCTTCTCCACCCAAATAACTTCTGATGTAGTATTCCCATCTTGTTGAAAAGGAACTGTATAAATCGTTTTCTCTTAAAATCTCGTCTCTTGTATATGCCATTAGCTAAATCTCTTTGGTTGTGAGGGTGGTAGATTTGAAGTAATTGGAAAGATGTATTCTATTCCGTAGCCTAATGCATCACTCATATGGTCGTACCCACTTTTCTCAGGTTGGTTTGTTCCTTCTTTGTACATCTGTTTCATTAACGAATTAATAAGGTTTTTGCAAGAAGGATTAATAAATATTTTTCTTTTACCATCAAAACTATTTAATCTTGAATTCACAGAGTTAATCCTATCTCTAACTAAAGCATGAGTATTTTTACACTTAACATTAAAACCAGCATTGGTCAATATAGTTAAATCAGTTCTACCACCCGCAGAAGTTTTTCTTTGCCTACTGGCTGGATCAGGATATATAATAATATTATTCTTAGGATATCTACTTAGTAGTTCGTCAATAAACTCATCTGTATTACTAGAATAAATAACGATCTCATCAAAGAACTCAGCCACACCATTCTTTAAATGAAATAAACAAGCTGACATTGGGTCAATATTAAAGTCTAATCCAACATGAATAATTGCTTGTGGGTCATAGGTACATGGTTTGACATTTAATTCTCTGTTAAAGTTATAATAAACAACTCCTGAATATGTTTCAAATGAGGCTAGATATTCTTGTTTAAAACTTCTTTCATCTAAATCTTTCTTAGCTTGTTCAATCTCATGTGCTTCTACTTGACCACCCTCTATAGTGGTAAACTTCCATGACTCCCACTCAGGGTCTTCGGACTTACCTTTTTGGTACATATCAAATGACCAATTACCTACCCCTTTAGGAGTACCTACAAATAATACTTCTCCATTAACATGCTTATCAGATATGGTAGGTCTTAGAACTTCACTCCATGCTTCTTCGGGTACATCAGAAAATTCATCAATCACTAAAAAGTTTAGACCAACACCCCTAAGATTATCTGCTGATTTGTCTGCACCCTTTAAACTAATCTGACAATTATTAACTAAGATTACTGTTAGTTCTGTTTCGTTAATATATTTAACCCACCTTAATTCTTTGACCTTCTTCTTGAGTTGCTTCCACATTATCTCCTTACTCATTCGGTAGGTAGGACTCACATAGAATATTTTTCCGTTGTCTGCAAACCTAGCTTTTCTAAGTATCTCAGTAAGGCACAAATGTGTCTTTCCAAATCTTCTTCCTGTAACTAGGACTCTGAATCTTTTATTAGATAAGCATACTTGTTTTTGTGGTTCAGATAACATTAAGAAGATTATATCTGTTCACTTTTAACTACCTCTATACACTCAAACCAAGTGTCTATAACTGTTAATTCTTTATCTTCCATAGATTGCCTAGCCCACTTCAATATTTCATTAGCACTACTTTGACAATCTTTTTCTGTTTTATAATATCTTAGTTCAGGGTCTTGAAACCAAAAGTCATGCACCTTAGGAACTTGTCCTTCAGGATTAGCAATCATTATGTGTAAGAATAAAAAATACTTAATCACAATATATCTGATAATGGTAATGGAGTATTATCATCTCCTGTTTGCTGGTCTGATTGTCCTAATACTTGCTTACCTAGCCAAATTAACATTGAACAGTTGCCGTTCTCAGCTACTTGAAACTGTTTCTTCCTAAGTCTTATTTTTCCCTCTGCTTTACCTTTTAGTATTTCTTGGGAGTAATTAACCCGTAGAGTCTTTACATCTACTCCAAAGAAGTCTGACATCTCTTGCATATTACAATGCATAAGAGCCAATTTATAAACTTGTTCCTTATCAAGTTCTTTTTTAGGTCTGCCTTTAGAGTTGGTTGTATCTTTTTCCTGATTGCTCATGTGTTGCTTCTTTTCCTGTAAAGTTTTGCCATCTCTGAATAATTGTATCTACATACTTGGTGTCTAGTTCCATTATAAAACAAATTTTGTTTAATTTTTCACAAGCTATTAATGTTGAACCGCTACCACCAAATAAATCCAAAACATACTTGTCTGCATATAGCTTAATATACTTAGAGCATAATTCTACTGGTTTTGAATAGCTTAATTTATTTGTTGCGTCTTTTTTTCCAATAAAACTTTTAGAGTATAAGTCTTTTTCAAATCCTTTATTAGGGTTTTGTTTACCGATGATGGCTATATACTCAACATCTGTCATCATGTGACCACCATAGTTTGGTACAACATTAATTTTTTTATAGAAACATAAATCATATGTTAAATTGTTTGCTTCTGCCAATTCTATATATAGCTTAATTAGTGGTTTGTTGTGAAAATAAATGTTCGTATCGCAATAAATTGATAGGTTTTTGGGGTTAAAAGAATCTACATTATTGTCTTTAATTTGTTTCATGGAATTGCTCTTTTTTAAAATACCACCACCCTTAGTGATTAATTCATATGGTGGATCAGTAAATAATAGTCTTATTTTTTTTTCATTTAAAAATGTTTTTACCTGATCTGCATCCAAGCTATCCCCACACATAAGTCTATGATTACCTAATATAAATATATCTCCTAGTTTAGACTTTGGTTCTACTACTTCAAGAACTTCATCTTCATCAGTTAATCCAATCACTTCTTCAAATAAGAAATCATCTATCTGACTTTTACTAAATCCTAATGTGTCTAAATTAAAGCTATCCTCGTCCAATCCTTTAATCTCTAATTTAAGTTTTTCTAAATCCCACCCAGCATTTAAAGCTATTTGATTGTCAGCTATATTTAATGCCTTAATTTGTGTCTTGGTTAATCCTTTAATGGTTACGCAAGGAACTTCTTCCCAGCCCATTTTCTTAACAGCCAATAATCTACCATGCCCAGCTATAATTCCGTTTTCTTCTTCCAATAGAATAGGGTTCGTAAATCCAAATTCTTTAATACTGGACATGATTTGCATGATTTGTTCTTCGGAATGTGTCCTACTATTATTGATGTAGGGTATAAGGTCAGATACTTTTCTAGTTTTTAGTTCCATAATTTACCGATATGTGATCGTTATTTATTGCCTACTACTTTTTAAAACTTTTTGCAAGATAATTTATAAGATCAGGATTTTGATTAAATACATCTGATAGTGCGTTGCCTGTAGTTTCGCATATAAGTTCTTCTGCTTTAGCTGATAAATTCCAGTGGTAATGCTCTGCTATGACATGAATAAGTTCGTGTAAGATGGTGTTGCAAGTTAATTTGTTATCCAAAGAATCATCAACTGTAATAATGTTAGTGCTAGTATCTACCTGTCCATAGATTCCTTTTTTTTGTGCTTGTTTGTGAGTTATGTATTTTATTTTGAAATCTCTATGACCAAACCTTACAATTTTAGGCTTCATTTCTTTTTTTTCTTAGGCTTCTTTTTCTTTCGTTTACCACCAGCTATGTTCTTAGTGTAAAGGTTTCTAAGAGTGGTTGAAGTGGTAATTCCCATTAATCAACTGCTGTTATATTAATTTCTCCAGCACCCCCACCATGATGAATAAAGGCTACCTTATCTCCACTTTTAAAAGCAAATATTTCAACATGATCTGCTGGTAACATAACATCTTCTTCAGTTGCCGTAGGGTTTGCACCAAATTTAATATGTGCATGAGTAGTTGTACAAATTCTAACTCTACCTGAACCAGTTACTATAGCTGAAGATTGTGCTGAAGTTGCACCAACATCATGTGTTTCAGATACATAATCAGGGTCTATTTTAGTTATAATATCCATCTATTTCTTTTTCTTTTTTTTCTTCATAGGTGGTCTGCCTTTTTTAGACCCGTATGTTCCTTTACCTTTTGGCATAATGATTCTCCTGTTGTGATTTATAACCTATTACTATGATTTGTTTAACTAAGCAACTTTTTGTATAGGTTCTCCGTTCC